GAGATAATACCTTGAATGCTGGGACACTGTTATAACGGGCTGTAATAGCTTGAAACCCAATATCTGATATAGAAGATAAAAAAGCTTTTCCCAAAGTTGAGGCAACAATAACGTTTCTAACCGATTGCATAAAATCGGCAACCGTTGTTAATTCGCCTTGATTAACTCTACCGGTGGAAACATCAAAAACCATCTCTGCAAAGCGGCTTTGTCTTGGCGTCATACCAACATCTTTTTTAATTTGATTCTTTAATGCGTCAAATGTTGATTTGGGACTAGTGCCGAATATTTCCAGAATAGCAACGTCATTGGATCGACTATCCACATAATCAGTTAATGTTGTGAATATATCGCCTTTCCCGAAGTCTTTTTGGTATTCAAGCCATGATTCAGAATTTTTGAAGAATAAAAACCTTTTTTCTGAACCTCGACGAGAAAGTTTTTTACCCATCCTGGGCGCGGTGAAATCCTTGGCTTTATTTAATCCGCCTGTGGTAATGGTTTCATAAGTGAAATCCAGTGATTTTTCAAAATCTTCATCAGATAAACGATTTCCTAAATCATCGAGCATATTGTCGCGATCGAGCATTGGTTTGATTTTTTGCTTCCAAGCATCAAGGCCAACTTTAGTGATTGCCCTGGCATCATGGTTTTGAGGGAGTAACCAGCGCTCATTTTTAGAGACGGAACCACCTTTGGCATTAAATTCTAATCGTAAATCTTCAGTCAATTTTATCCAATCGTCCGCAAATTGCTTTATTTGAGGATCATCAACAGCTTCACCGTAAATGGCTTTAACCATGTTATTCAAACCTTCCTGGTCTTGGCTGAATCCTATTGCACGGGTTCTAAAGCGAGATAAAGCATCGGCCATTTTGGCGTGATACTTGCCTTGGTAAAATTTTGCCAAATATTCAACATTGAAATAACCAGCCTTTCCCTTTGGGTCTTTGGTTAACAGTCCAATTAACCCGTCATACATCCCTTCAGGATGAGATTTTATTTTCTCGAAAGCTTCAGCCATCCTAACAGCTTGAATAGCTGCTTCGCGTCTTTGGCGAGACAAATCAGCCAATACACTGTCAATAGCAATCTCCGGATCTTTAGCGGCTTTTATTTTTTCCGCGATATCCTTGGTTATTTTTCCCGCTTTAAAGGAAATATCAATACATTCAGCAAAACTAGGCAATTGCACACCTCAACACTTCATCCATACCAGAAATTTCATCATCTAAACTTTTCATAAAATCACTGGCGTCAATAATCTCATCGTTTTGAATTATACGCGGCTTTTCCAAAGCTTTAAAAGCCTCAATATCAGCATCATAATCACCCTGGATACCTTGCCGCTCTAAAATAGCCCTCTCTCTTTGGCTAATTGTTCCACGTGAAACAGGTTCTTTTCTTGGTATCTCATAATTTTCAGCCTGTTTAGCTGGTGGATTAACGGTTTCCATTTTATTGTTGGTTTCACGCAGGAAATTAGTATCGACCTCCAATTCCTTTTCGAATTTAACCTGGTCTATTTGTTTTTGCAGGTTGTCAGAAATAATACCTCTATCGAGTTTTGATAGAGCCGATAAGGCTTCAGAACCAACATTATCAGCATCAATCTTTGTTTTTATCGCATCGATTTGATTTCGAATAGTTGGAACTTCATCAATATCAACCTTTCCAATACGGTTTTCGAGTTCATTTAATTGAGAATTTAAAGCTTTTCTTTCAACTTTGGTTATTTTTTGCGAAGCATCGGCATCCAACTTATTTCGGAGCTCCACAATAAAATCATCTTCAACCTTTTTTAAATCTAAATCGGCCTTTTCAGGGTTTAAATTTAAATCATCTTCAACCCGGGCTAAGACCTGCAAACTGGCAATAGCATCATCATCCAATGGTTGAGTAATGGATTTTTGCCGAACGCTTTTAAGATAACCACTTAAACCACCGGTCAGAGCGCCTATTGCAGCGGCACCAGTGGCAGCCATAGCAATATTGGTTATTGCATCAGAAAACTCAAAAGGTGAGCCAATATCATGCTTATGCTGGTAAACCAAAGGTTGAATCATTAATTCGGCCGCAATAGCCAAACCAGCTTCATTCCTGGCAACCGTTAACGCTCTACCCAAGGTAGTTAAGCCTTTAGCCGCCGCCCCAGCGGTTGCAATTGGTAATGTTGCAATATTGATAGGATCTAACATGTAACCGGTCGCCATACCTAAAAACTGAGCCATACCAGAACCACGCTCGATTACGTCTTCTGCATATTCCCTTTTCATTTTTAAAAGAGCCGATCTTTCATCAAACAATGTTCGATCGTTTTTAATATTAAAGTCAGGAAAATCACCCGATAAACGCTCGTAATCAACTTCGCCAACAAACGAAATATATTCATTCATGTTGAATTTCCCTGAATCACCAAGTACTTTAACTTGCTGTTTTCGCTGATTCCAACCTTCCATATTAAGCATGCTTGAAATAGAGAGCTCTTCGTCAAATACTTGACCAACTCCCGCCGCAAACACCTCTGAAAATTCAGCTTCAACGAACTTTTCAGCAGGAATTAAGCCTTGCATAGCTTCCCGATTATCTGTTTCTGATAGAAAAGGCATTATAGTCCAGGCCTCAATTCTCTTACTTTTTGAACTTCTATTAGAATTTCCCTTCGGCTTATAAATCTTTCAGCTCTAATATCTGCCATGGCTTGTTCTGTCCACTCGATAGTCAAAGGAGTGCCATCAAGTTTAAATAATGATTGAACATCGTTAACCATAACAACGTATTTATTAGCGCCAATATTTTTAATTCTTCCGTCTTGAATTAAATCAGCCGCTTCTTCATTAGTGAAACCTATAACACCACCAAGAATTTCAACTTGTGAGGGAGTGAAACTATCAATAAACTCATCAAAAGTATCTTCATCAATTCCCCTGGGTAATTCAATCTTAAACCCGTTTATTTCGCCAACTCCCCCGGTAACTGCGCTCAATGAGTCCTCAAATGCACTTTGATCAAAAATACCGCCATCGTCAGCAGTCGCAACATAATGATTTTTTGCTGCTTCAAGTATCGCAGCTTTATCCTGCGTGCCATAAATATCTTCAACAAACTCATCTAATACCGGTAAATAATCGGCGCTTTTAGGCGCGGTAACCAGCTTATTTGCTAGTAATTCCTGGCCTTTAAAGACCGCTCCCATTAATGCAATATCACCAGTTGCCCCGGCCATAGCAAAAGCTGGCTGATTTTTGGCAGATATTTGCCCCCAAACAGCAGGGGCTTCATTTAATGTGGTAGCCAATTGGATTTTTTCGGCAACCGTCATTTCATTAATTCTATTTGATAAACTATCAGCTTCAGGATCAGTTAAAGGTGAAACAGGTACGCCGTAATGCTCACTCAAAGTATCAGCTTGCCCGGCTCTTGCCAGCATTGATTCAGGGCTTCCAGGATCAAAAGGAATCAAATCAATTAATCCTTGTTGAACACCTAAAGAATAACCATCTTTTCTAGCCGCTTTGTTTATTTCAGAATTAGCCTTTAATGTAGCCGAAAAATCAGCAACATCTTCTAACTCACCGGTTTGCAATTCGTTTAATCGCGCTATTCGGTCAGCATTTGATAAAACAGAAAAGGAAGCAGTTCGATTGATACGATCGAATTGTTCCTGTAGTGGCCCACCAGCAACCAGCTCTTTAACCTTTAGCTTTTCTTGTGGTTCAACCTCAAAGCCCAGGCTAACAGCAGTTTCATATTGATTGAGGGCTATTTGAGCCTGTTTATTGACCTCCTGTCTAACAGATTTTTGTTTGGCAAGTTGGCGATTAATATCGACTTGTTGAGAGTTGGTATAAGTATCCCATTCGTCAGGCGTCCAACCTTTAGGCGGCTTTCCTTTTACTTTATTTAATTCTTTCTCAGCCTCAAGTGGACCTTCATCTTTAATTAAATCATCAAATTTTTTCCGGTTAGTTTGTTCTGAAGCTTCTCTGTTTATTTCGCGCTTCATGACAGCGGCGCGATCGGCTTTCAAATCGCCAGATTCGACCAATCCATCAATAGTGGTAAAGGCACTCACCATTTGCTCGGCGGCGCCGATTTCATTACCTTCCCTAGCGAGCCTAGCAGATTCATTACTGAAACCAGCGACAGCAACGGCGCTTTCAGCGGCAGCATCGGCTTTATTTTTCCTAATGGTGTTTCTATGGACACGGATACGAGAATTAGTCACCTGTCCGTCAAGAAACTGAGAAACTTGATTTCTAACAGAAGGATCAACGGTTTTTAATACGCCAGAAACATAACCTCGAGCTTTATCATTAAACTGAGCAATATTATCTGGGTTTTCTGCCTCGATACCGTTAATAGCTTCTTTGGCATCATTGCCGAGTCCAGCAAGATAGGCGGTTTCTAACGATTTATTGTATTGAGCAGTTGCCACACCACCAGTTAAAACCTGCTCAACAATGCCAGCCTCTTTTCTTTTAAATGGCTTACCTTCGGCTATTACTTGTTGCGCTTCTTCTTCTCCGCGCTGAGTTTCAGTAACATCAATTAACCGCTCGGTTGATTGTTTAAATGATTGCAGCCGGCTTAAAAGCGTATTGGCGCCTTGAGCAAAACCAGTTGATAAGTCTTGTTGCCGAATAGCTACTTCATCAGTGAATCTTTTAGCTACCATTATTTAAGGCCCGCCGCTTTCGCTTCTTTAGCTTTGGTTGCACGCTCTTCAGTGGAAGTTATTAACCCAATGACCGCCGCAGTTTTTGCTTGTTTTTCAGCGATTTTACCTCGTGTTCTTAAAGTTAGAGCTCTTAATCTGGTTTGAAATATATCGCGTTTAGTGGCTTTTGATTCTCTTTGAACATCTTCTTTCATGACAGATAATGGTGAACCCTCAAAAGCAGCAATGCCGCCAGCGCCAGCAGTGGCATTTTGACTTGCTAGAGCTTCTATTAGTCGTTCTTTTCTGTCGGCTTCACGTGAAACGCCGGCAGCTTCTTCTGCTTTAGCAGCTACTTCCGCCTCACCTCTAGCTATTTTGCCTCCCGCTCTTACACCACCAGCCGTGACAATGTCGATGAAAGTACCCATTATTCTTTAACCTCCATTCCGATTGATAGAATGGTCATATTAAAAGGAGTTGTTTGTGTAATTTCTATATCAGCTTCTAAAGACCAACCAAGTAAAGTTATTCGCTTTATCTCGGTTTGTGGCGATGGCGCATCGAATTGATCAACACCAATAGTTTTATCAGCTAATCTTTGTCCGTTTACTATAACACCATTTGATTCATGCATTCTAATGGCTGCGCGGAGTATTTTTTTCTTGCTCGCCACATTCGGCCCATTCTGTAATCCAACATTAACAGGCATTGTTTTGATTAGGGGAGTATAAGATAAACCGGCTTCCGAGTTATTGTCAACAACCCGATCAATCACTACTTGCCCACCTGATACGACAAATGTACCTTGATAAGCTCCATCAGCTTTAACGTCGACCGTTTCACCTTCTAAATGAGTCAAACCAGTTATAGTGGCAGAACCTCCAATATTCGAAATAACAGCGCTATCAGTTAACGCGGTCGCTGATTCAGATTCGATATAAAAAACAGTTACGCTATTCACAACACGTTCAATCAGTAGGAATAAAACATCGTTAACAACTGAAACTGATTTTATTTTGCCGCTTGCCCAGGAAGTAAATGCTTGAACACCTTCAGAAGTCAGTGTATTGAAAACAGTTAGAGAGCCGTCTTCATTCAATATATAAACATAATTGGCATCAGTCGATTCTGTCCCTCGACTAGCAACCAATTCTTTGGGATTATTAATTAAATGGGCCGCTAATGAGGATACAGGAGCGGTTTGATTCGATTGAAGCTCATTAACAAATACAAATTGGTTGACCGCTTTACCGGTTCTTTGCACGAACAACGTAACACCATCAATACTAACCGGGCGAACTCTTTTTGATCCTAAATTTGTTTGAGGTGATACCGCTATATTGGCCGGTGTTATTGGCTCGCCCCTTGCTTGAGTGACATTAAATTCGGCACCGGTAGTAAAAACCTGCAATGATCGATTGCTAAAAATTGCTTCAATAGCATTAACCTGGTCCGTGTCCAATGTGACGTCAATACTTTCATCGGCACGCGCCCGGCCATCATCAAAATTAAAGAAATCATTAACATTAGATCCCCACATCGTTGCAGGACGAGACTTTGAGCCACCAAAAAAAAGCCTGCTCTCATGAAATACGCAGGTTTTAGGAAATCCACGGGTAGCACTCCAAACATCTTCCTTTGATGAAGTGCCATCCTGATCCCTTACTGTTGCCCCGGCAAAATTAACATCTTTTGTTAAAACCGCCGTTACAGTTATTAACTCGTATGAATCAGCGGAATCACCAGACAATGTGACTTGATATTTCACTAAACTGGTAGTAGTCGTAACACTTACACCAGTATTTCCAGTATTTGCGAGGTTTTGAAGTGCGTCACGAATACCTTCCTCATTTGTGGAATCATCACCACCAAAAACAATTTCTTCACTCAATAGGCCATCTAAAGCAAGTTTGTATCGATCGCCTTGATTAGCAAGAGTAAAAGTAATCGATTGAATTTCATCAGTGGGTGTAGGGCTCGAACCATCATTAAAATCAAATTGGGGAAAATTAACGATCGGCGCATTGCCAACACTCCAATCAGTATCAGAAGCCCTTGTTAATATTTGCTGAAAAACATCAATATGAGTAATGATCGCAGTGTCAGCAGATTGAATAAAATCAAACTCTTGAACCTGGGCCAAAGTCCACGGCGTAACTAAAAAAGCATCCCCGGAGCCATTAATATTTGTTTGCAAAACACTATCTTTGAAAATTTGAACCTTTAAATCAGTAAAAACTAAAAGATAACTTTGCAATACATTGAATGAAAAATTTTCCACTCTCCCATCACCTAAAGCAATCCCTATAAAGTCTTGTCCAGGTCTTCGCTTGACGCCGCCTTGAGGCAAGGTTAAAACGTTGAAAGCTGTACGCAAGCCATTATAATAGGCTTGTATATCAATTCTACCAACTAAAAGGGGATCTAACTCCCCTCTGTTCATATTGCTTTGGAATTGCCACAAAGGCATTAGCGGGTACCTCTTCTAAACAAACTCCTCCCTCCAGAATGGGCATCAATTAAAGGTGAATCAATAATGGCTTGTTGTGGTCTGCCTTGGCTATCTATCGCCATCGCCTTACTAGAAAAGAATATCGCCTTTCTATCAAACCTTTCTGCCATTGTATTATCTTCAGTTATTGAAATAGCAAAGTCAGCAGCCAAGGCATATTCAAGAGCCTTAACAAAATGAGGCGGTAAATTAACTTCATCGACGTCAAAGATATAAGTTGCTAACATTTCAGTTTCATTAGAATAAAGCAAATTGCCAATCAGAATATAATCGCTGTGGCTTTGAATATTCCAAATTCTGATTAAATCGGTGGGCAATTGAAAAGCATTCGAAAACCCGGTTAATTCATCAGGTATTTGAGAGAGCTTATTTAATCTCTGTTGCTTTAATGCGAATGACCATGGGTGCTCACTTAATAGACGCCTTTTAGTTTCAGGATAAATATTGGCGGCAACTTCTGCGCCAGCTCCAGGGTCAGTAAAAGAACTAATTGAATTATCACCAATTAATAAAAGAGCATTCGAAGCAATATCAATATCTGAAGCCATTTAATTTATCCTTAATATAGCGTCTGTCGAAACCACATTGCTGATGCCTGATTGGTTTTCAACAAATGGTTCAATAAAGTCATCTTTGTTAAAAGTTATTTGCCACATAGTAGACAAAACGCCGGGATCGGATGCTTTTACAAATCTTGGTATTCCAGTTTCCTCTATAGGAGTTCCATTGAAAGCAATGTACAATGCAAAAGTATCATCGGCAACAGGGTCTAAAGTTGCTATTAAATCAACTGGTACTGTTAGAGGTCTTTCACCTTTGTATGTGCACCTTCCACCAGCGGTATTTTCAAAAAAAGATCCCCTTATATCAGCCCAAGTTCCAGCAATAAGCACCGCGTTTGTTCCGTCTGTGCTTGATGCCGATATAACCGTAGCGGTTGCATTACCTTTTAATGATAACAAACCATCGGGATTTGTATCAGCAATATCATCATTACCAGAAAAGAACCAGCGAACGTCATCTATTGTTATTCCTGATAATGGCGTACCTGTGCCGAATGTTTTAATTCCTCGAACGGAGCCAGCATTTCCGGCAGAGATATTTGCGGAATTAGCCGCTCCTTTAATGAAGTTTGCACCAGCCGCGAGCGTAGCAAAAGAAGCATCAATATCAAATGAATTGAATACTGCGGTACCAAGGTCAAACATTGCTGTTGCTGCATTGATTGTTACTAAATCAGTGCTGCCAACAAATACGCCGATAGAGCCATTGAAGATAACGCCTTCTGTCTTAACATCATTAAACGCAACATCCGTGTATTGGATAGCTGCAAGACCATCTAATGCACCGACTTTATCACAGCTATCAACAGTACAATTGATAAGCTGGAATACGGCACCACCGGCGCCTGGATTTGTTATATCGTGCAATTTACCGTTGGGACAATCAAGAGTAAGTAAAGTGATCTTGTTGCTTTTATCAACAGCAGTAAACATCGTTCCAGTACCGCTATATGACATTGAAGAAACTGAACTATCTAAACCAGCAATAACCGTGTCTTGGCCTAATACAAAGCGATCAGGTGAAACAGCCAAATTATCGCCAATCAAATAAAAAGTATCATCAGCTAACGTGATAGCTCCACCAGATGGCGGTGGAAAATCAGAAAGCGAATTGATTACCATTTGATTTGTTGGGGCAGCTTGCTCGGTAACAGTTGTAGTCGTACCGGAGGAAGAAACAATGAGCGTTCGAAAGGATCCAGATATAGTTGAAAAAATAATATCGCCAATAGCTAATTGAAATCTTTTATCATCAAAATAGCCGATTGTTAGAACATCAACCAAAGAATCTGAAGTTTTATAGGAAAATACTTTAGGTGTATCGGTTGAATTAGCCCCGACAGGCGCAAATGTAGCTTGATTAAAAGACATAATCAATCCTTAAATAAAGCCCATCCGTGGGCTATTGTCTTACGCTAATATCTGAACAGTACTCAGAACGGTTACAACTCCCGCCGCTGATATTGCATCTATAAATATGGTGGTGAATGTTTCTGTCCCACCGTTAGCGTCAACAGACCAGATAATATCACCTTGCTGCAAGCCTAAATTACTTGCTGCTAGGTTAAAATATCCACTTGCTACAACCGTGGCTTTAGCGTCCGGTGTAGTATAGCTCCAATGTCTGGGAGCATTGCTATTCGCTTGTGATGACATTGGTACAAAGTCAGCTCTATCGAAACTCATGATTATACTCCTTCATCATATTGGATTTTAACGATACCTTGGGGCTCACGTGCAACAGAACCAGCTTTAAGCATTCCATTTGCCAACCAAGATGTTTTTTGCGCTACCCAATCGATAGTGGTTTTCATATCGATACCGATAGCAAGACCGATAGCAGACTTCATATAAACGAATGCTGTTCGATCAGCAGCAACGCCAGGCAAACCACCTTCTTTACGAGTACCGATTTTATGGAACTTAAGCCCCATATAAGTATCAAGGTCACCATTAACTAATGCTCTCACAGTGTTAAAATCTGCACTTGTTACTTCGGTATCTTCTAAAAGTTTTTGCAATGCTACTGCGCGTAAAACAATATGGCGATCATCCTCATCTGCTTCGATATCGTCTAAATGACCGACAGCGCTACGAACAGAATCAAGATCAAAGTTACGAGTAGCTGAAATATCAAAAATTCGACCAGTATCGGGATCTTCATCGTTTGTGGCAGCGAAGGTTACCGAGGCCAAAGCATCGATCACCAATTGATCTTCTCGACGCCCGATGGCTTTTGCAATGGTTTTTGCTAATTCTAATTTTTCATCAAAATTAACTTCAGCCTGGTCAAAGATATCGGTATATTCTGGCGCTAACCAGTTTTCCAAGTTCGCAGTTTGGCGAGCGTGGCTGATATCCATAGGAGTAACATCGGCCTGAGTGGCTTTCTGGTTAGCTAATCCTTTACCCATACGAGTGAATTTATAAGCATCACCAACAACACCAGTTCGAAGACTTACGGTTTCACGTAAGGATTTTACGCCTTGGTATTCGTGTTTGACTTCAGAGTCAAACTCTTGGACCGCAGCATTGGAGAGAAATTTAGACATTATATGCCCCTTCTAATTAAAGTTTATGTCTTTAGTAGGGGGTGTATCCTGAATGGGGCCGCCTAACTAAAATTAATCTTTCGATTCATTTAATTAGTCCGTATTCAGGCTCTTTGAAGGGAGGTGTCTGATAGACTTGTCTTAATAGTACACTATTTATGCAAAAAACAAAATATTAGTTAAAAAGGGGAATTATCCCCCTACAATTTCTTTATGATCTTCTGTTCCATATACTTCGTCCCTTAGCTTTCTAAACCGGGCTCTGAATTCAGGATCAGTATTTATTTTTCTATTACCATTATCATCCTTCTCAAACTGCATAGCTTTTACTTCTTCAGCGCTAGCACCTGAATTGTTATTGGCATCATCAGGATCAACAGCAGCGCCTCGAGTCATTGATATTAACCGCTCAATCGCTTTGACTGATTCGGTGCTTGTGGCAAAACCTTCTAATCCTGCCAGGGTTTCAGGGTCCAAATTTTTACCAGCCCATTGTTGAATATTTTTAATTCGAGAATCAGCATTAGCCCCAAGACCTTTTAATTGCTCGGCTTTGTATTCTTCATTGGCCTTTAAATCTGCTACTTCCTGCATGGCATAAAGGTTTATCATGTCGGAAAAGCCTTTTTGACTCATGTTTGAGTCTTTGGCAAATGTTATCGCAGCTTCAACCATGGGATCATCTTTATCAAATTTGACGCCCATTTTAGTTAATTCTTCACTCAAAGCAACCTCATACGATTCAGGCGCACCGGTGAAAGTTCCCATTTTACCTTGCAATTCGTTGTATCCT